AGTCATAAAACCCGTTCTTACGACAACGCAGCCGTGCCGGTGTGGTGATATAGGGCAACAAGGTCAGTTCGTGGTATTTCTTGGCCAGCGCGCCACGCATCTTTTGAAGACGGCCTTGGGTCTCGACATCAAAAGAATACAACCGATTATTAGTCTTGTATTTCATGTCGGGGCGCATCTTCACATCTTCCCAACACATTTTTTCGTCCTCCAGCAACAGTAACCGGACGATGGATAGGATGGATAGGAGGGAGGCGTAGGTTTTTTTTTTGTCGAATATATCTGAAACAACCTCCTTCGAGTCGCGCAGTCGTCCAATCTTGATATCGGATCGTGGATAATTAGAGAAAGTCGAGAAGAAATATACATTGTTAGACCCTCCTAAAAAAATCTCGACATCACGCATCATTTGTTCCTGAATGGGGGTGTGGGGACGGATTTTTCCATCGCATAGCATCAGACTCCACGGCACGGGAACGACCGTGACGATGGAATCCTCTTGTTCGGCGTCAGCGGTTTGGGTTTGGAAATAAAAGACGTAAAGGCCTGTATTGGCACCGGGGAATATCTCGACCACGTCTGTTTGTACGTATCGTAGTCGCGAGGTTTCCGGAATCATGGTCATCAAATGTTGAATCGTCTGTTGTTGATACTGCGCTGTAGTCATCATTTTACGATAGGCAGCGATGTTCTGTCGAATCGAACGACCGGCTTCCTGGTACACCATCATATCCTCCACCAACGCACGTTCCAGTACCCAAAAGGGCAACCAGGCATCGGCCTCGGTTGTTTTTCGAGAAGATGACCTGGTATGACGGTGAATGGAAGGTTCCCACGTGGTCATTGTATTTATTTATTCTTGAGGTTCCGATGAAAATGTCATAATTATCATTTTTTTTTCTTAAATTAATATAAATTGTATCGTAAGAAAAAATTGTTTTCAGCAACGATGGATACGCAATTACGTTTGAACAAACTGGTGTCTCACCTCCAGAATATAATTGTGAGTGCAGATCCATCAAAAGAGCCGGAGCAGTTGGTGATGGGATCGGTGGAGGGAGGGGGGGGTAATAATTTTTCTTTGGACGAGATGATGACCAACAACAGACCGGTGAATACATTACAGGAGTTGATTTATTTTTTTAACGAGGTTCCAGTGAGGAATTTCTTGATTGAAAAGTTCTTGGAAGAGGGGGTGCGAAGAAAAACGAATTGCCAGTATATGGGCACCTACTTTGTAAGGGAGAAGGATGATGATTCTCATGTACTGGTACTGGATACGGACCATCACCAGCAACAGAGCCCGAAGGATCCCACATGTTTTTCGGACGTGATTCGCCAGAAAAGGTCGTTTTTACTCAACAAGAAAGGAAAAAAGACACTGTTTACGATGGCGATTTTATACAAGGTGGCCGCGATCCATTTCGTCTCTTTCTTGTATGATCCTGTCCAACAGAGGATTGTGTCGTTTGATCCAGGAAATAATTTATACCACAATGGCTCGAGGGTTCTCATTCCCAATTGCGTCGATGCCTTTGTGGGACACCACATGATTCCTAACCAGGATCATGTCGTGCACACAGGGATGTGCAAAGACTACTTTCACGGAAGGCGTTACGGTCCGCAGTACAATGGGGAAGATCCTCGTCAGACAGAACTGCCCGCCGATAAATTTTGCCAGAGTTGGTCCCTCCGGTTCGTGCTCTTTTGTATCTTGAACGATGGAAAACACGACTTTGTTCATGAGTGGTGCAAGATCCGACCCCGTGAACGAGAAAACTCCATGATGACGGAATTTTTTATCCCCATCCTCTCCCATTTTGCCCATCTGCGAAACCAGTTCAAAACAAATGTCGGACCCGAACATTTAAAGTTTTTGATGGATAAACATGATAAACAAAAGAACAGTACAAAAACATAAAAAATGACGACTCTTGGTAAAAAGATGTAAAAAAAAATTTGAATTAAAAAAAGCATTTCCTTACTCTAAAAATAAATGACCACACCAACCGGACATTCTGGACATTCGGAATACCAGAATAACTCTTCTTCTTCTTCCCAATCCCTTCCTGCGACTTTCTGTTCTCCTTCTTCTTCCTGTCGGGAAGATGACAATGCATCCTCCTTCCCACAACAAGATCGTTCCATACCAGCACCTACACCACCCACACCGCTATCCCACAAAAATAGATGTTTTTTTTGCCGGAAAAAACAGCACATGCTATTAGATTGTTTATGCCGTCAACAATTTTGTGTCTCTCATCGAACCCCAGAATCCCATTCCTGTCCTTCTCTATCTGATTTTTCGGTCAAGGACCGAACTGTGTTGAGCCAACGTCTTCCAGGACTCGTCGAAAATCATGGCATGCAAGACCGGATTTGATGGATGGATTGAATGCATTGGATGGATTGGATGGATTGGGTGGATGGGTACATAAATTTCTTTGAATGAAATCAAAATATAAAATATTTCATTCCGAGAATTAAAAAAAAAATAAACAATAACAACAAATCCCTCTATAATGTCTACAAAGTGTGATAACATGCCCGCCTTCCAAGTGTCGGTATCGGTCATTGTTTTCCTTGGGTTTTATTTCATATTTCTCCATAAAAATTCACAGTCTAAAGTACTTTTGCGGCTAAGCACCGTGGTCGCCATGTATTACTTTGTATCTTCGATCACCGATACACCCTACAGCCAACCCCTGCCTTCTCTGCTCCTATGGTGTTTGTATGTCCTTTTTATACGGTTTATTCTTCCGATAAAGTCATTGTCTTTGACAGACAAAAAACGGTTCTTTGTTTCCAATCTGTATATGTTGGGTTACATAGTAACCGCAAGTATTGTCCACAACATGTTGCAATCAAAAGATGGCGGCGACCACTGAATCGCCGTACCCGAATAGGTAAAGGCTGCCGTACAATAACACGAGGATGGAGAAGAAAGACAAGATTATATGACAGAGATACATTTTCCATTTGGAGAATCGGTCATGATGTCGTTTTCGAAAATATTGAACAATCCAATCATTAAGAATAAGGGTGATCACGACGACGATGGAAGATAAGGCGGCTTCAAAGATAAAGGCGGTGTGCAGATGAGTAAAATCAAGTTTGAAGATAGAGGAAGGAGGCAAACGATTTTTTCTTTTTTTTCTGGTGTTTGTCACAGAATAGGAATGAGGTACAGACATTCTTTTTGTAACGGAAAAAAAAATATTAATATTCGTCTTCTTTTCTTCTTTCGGGGTAAATGTCTTGAAGCTGTTCCTCTAAAAAGTCGGGAATATCTTGTGGTTTCACGGTGTAGGGAACAATGATGAGTCGAATCCCGTGCTCTTTGCACTTTTGTTCTTTAATCAGGTCGCGGTACTGTTGGTTTTGAAAAATATGGTTGGACCCACGATGAAAATGACGGTTAAAACGGTAGTGCTGCTGACCATTATATTCCACTCCTAATCGAAGATCTTCGTTGTAGATATCAATCTCCAGATTCTCGCCCGTGACCGGATTCCGTAGAAAATCGGGTCGGATCTTGTGAAACGGGACGCCGTACTTGGATTCCATGAACTCTCGACAAATTCTTTCCCCCTGAGAACACCGTTCCAAGGTGCTTGTGCTTGAAGAGGAAGAGGAAGGCCGAGAAAAAAGATTGTCCTCCTCCTGATGGCGAGAGGAACGGGAGGATCGTGAGCCGGAGACGACGGACTGAGCATCGCGCGCCCATGTGCCCAGAATGTACCGGATGATGTTTTTCAGACTCATCCGATCGGGATCGGGCTCGGAACGCAGACACCAGATGACGAAAACAAGGATGGCCACCATACCAATCAGCCATACCCACCATGGGATGGTAATGTGAACACGTGGCAGCCAATCTCTTGAGGCAACGTTTGATGCCCCCTTGGAGGAAAAGAACTTGAACATATTTTATTTTTTTATTGTATCGTAAGATTAAATAAAGAAAAAAAAGATATCAAAGATGTCGTTTGTTCCTTTTGGTGGGAATACGTGTCCTCGTGTTTATACACTGGACAGTCAAGGTAACTGTAGCATCACCTCGAAATGTCGAATCTTCAGACAACCCGACGGAGGTCTCCAGGCCGTCGTGGCCGAGAATGCGGGTTATCCGGGTGTTGTGGGGTGTTTTTTAAACGATAACACGTGTACGGGAAATCCCAATGTATGTCTGCACACGTTACCAAGGAATCCACCACCCACCACGATTGTATTCCAGCAAATGACGCCACCATTTTATCCCTTTCCGTACGGTCAGTATGGTCCCATGTACAATGTGTACCGTCCGTATTATTACCAACCACCAGTATCACCGATGATGACAACGATGACCAATGAATGTCCAGTGGAAGTGAAGGCAATGTGTAATAACCAGTACGCAGGAAATTACAACAGGGGATGGTGTGTGCCGGTGGTGAACGGGAATCCGGATGCGAGGAATTTTCACGAGGTGTTGACGCAACAAAAATGTTTCGTGGGTCAACCCAGTACACCCGGATTTGATCCATGCAATGTAAGCACGGAACGATCCGGTTCGGGCTATGTTCCTCGTAGTTGTATGGGGCAGTGCTGCCCTGGGAACTTTGGAATGATGATGTGAATTTAAAAAAAGTGAAGGATGGGAAATATTTGATTTTTAAAAAACAAAATCAAATGAAGAAGAAGAAGATTGTTTTTGTGTTTGATTTCGATCAGACCTTGACCATGTATCATTCTGGTGGGCTACCAGAACTCGAGGTCGATTATATAGAGAGAATGGATCTGTTGTTACCGATGCTGGAAAAATTAAACCAACGTGGCATCGTGGTGTATATCAATACCCGAGGCATTGCCGCGGATGTGAAGTTATATCTGAAAAAGAAACTCGATGGGCCGGACAAGGTGTTGTGGATCCGTGATGTCTACGGTGCCGATAGTGAGGAGAATATCGGGGATGCCCTTCTTCCGGATGAAACTGCATTCAATAGGATCGATGACCTCGTTATCAAAACGTTGGGTCAACGGAAGGATATGAAGGATCCTTCGAGTCGTGTTTGGGCGTACCAAAAAAGTGTGTTTTTAGAAGACATCGCGACACGAGAGGGCGTCACAGACAAGGCCGATGTCTACTTTTTCGATGATACCGCCATCAATGTCGAGTATGCGAAAACAAATGGATTTACCAACAGTTTCCGTATTTTCGACGGGACGGATTCTTCCGACCCATCCTTGATTACGACCAACCAACAATACCTCGAATACACGAATGTTTTGGTGGAACAGATCCTTTCGACAATGGAATTAACATAAAGAGAGGATAAATACATACCTAAATAAAAAATTGGAATGGGAAGAAACATTGTCTCTTTGTTAGGGCTGGTGGTTGCGATGGTTACGGTTGCGGTCGTAGGAAAACGTTCTCCTCTTTCCAATGACGAAACAACGTCGTCGGTGGTGGCGATGCCTGTGGCCGAGTGGGTGGATTTTTCTTCGATTGGTGGTTATGAGAATGTAAAGGAGGAGTTGATGCAGGTGGTGGATTATCTGCGTTTTACGGAAAAGTATCACGGATGGAACGTGCGGCTTCCGAAAGGATGTTTATTGTATGGACCACCAGGAACAGGAAAGACGTTGTTTGCCAAGTCGTTGGTAGGGGAGATGAATAAATTGATGCGTAGTAAGAATAATCATCATAATCATACGAATCCATATCCATTACAAATAAGTTTCTTTATTTCGTCGGGATCGGAGTTTGTGGAAAAGTACGTGGGTGTGGGCGCATCAAGGATTCGCGAGTTGTTTGATGCCGCACGAACCCACGCGCCTTCGATTCTGTACATTGATGAGATTGATGGTATTGGTCGACGTCGATCGGATGCGCACCATCATGCATCGGGAGGCGATAACGAGAGGGATACGACACTCAACCAATTATTGGTGGAGATGGACGGGTTTCTTTCTGGTGGTCGAACGGCGTCCACGGATCCACGGAATATGGTGCTTGTTCTTGCGAGCACGAATCGGATGGAAGCACTCGATCCTGCGTTGTTACGCCCGGGACGATTTGATAAAAAGATTCGTATTCCTCTTCCGGACGAATCAACACGAGCATTGATTATTGATATTCATGCAGCCAATAAACCGTTTTCGACGATGATGGATTGGGGGTTGGTGGCGTCTCGTGTCACAAGAGGGATGACGGGGGCGGATATCGAGAATCTGTTTAACGAGGCCACTCTTCGGGCGCTCCGTCGAAATGAGCTTCCCATCACGTACCACGAACTTTACCACTTGAAAAGGGAGTTGTTTGATTTTGGAAGTTCGGCGGGGTCGTCGAACCTGAATCTGACAAAAAGTATGTTGCACCGAATCGCGGTGCACGAGATGGGTCACGTGTTGACGGCCTGGATCATGATGGAGGGAGAAGAAACCAAGATGCCGGAGTATGTCACGATCGAGAATCCGTCTCCGGGAGTTTTGGGGTACGCGGCATTTCCTCCTTTGAGTGTTTTATTAACGGCCAAGGATTTATTTGGGAGAATGTGTGTGCTTTTCGGAGGACGCATCGCCGAAGAGGTGGTATTTGGAATCGAAAATAGCTCCACGGGCGCGTCGGGAGATTTTACTGCGATTCGCAATCTGGCCCATCAAATGATTCATGATTATGGTATGGATCCCAGTAATTATTCATTACCCTTACCGATATCATCATCGTCATCATCATCATCAACAGGGGGATCTATTGGATTCGACCACGAACAGTCTATCATCACCACTGCCCGTGACCATGTCCGGGATCTCCTGGCACCTCAAAAAACCTTTCTGGAATGCTCTGCCAACGTGCTGGTGCATAAAAAATATCTTTCTCAAAAATCCCTCCGACGCATGCAAAAACGATGGCAGGATAAGTCTTCTTGTTAAATAGAAAAGTATACAGTCATTTATTATTTTTAGGTGAGCCATGCAAAAATACAAATTCCAGAACCACCATTTCCACCCTTACTGCCATATACACATCCACCACCACCACCACCCGTATTCGCAGTAGCAGAGGTAGCTCCAACTTCTGCCCCTCCACCATTTCCACCACCACCACTTCCACCTGTACCTCCACTTCCACCTCAAGTTTTTTCTAAACCTGTTATTGTTTAAAAAAAAGAGGTAGGAGGTGTTTTGGTCATAAGGGATAAAGATTTGTTTATTTCTGTTTCGCCTGTGGACGACGTTACAAGTTATCGAACAGACCACATCTTGAACAAGATGTTCATCTCCTCACTTTGCGGATAAATAATATAAAATATAATAAGATAAAAATATAATAAGATAAAAATATAATAAGATAAAAATATAATAAGATAAACATGAAAATCGTGTATAGAATTAGCGACGGTGGTTATGATAAATTGAAACCATATTACGTGACCAAACGAGGGTGTTTTCTTCATATGCGTAAGGTATTTTCGGATTATGATATTCATGTTATCGCCGACAACTGTGGAGATGAAACCATGGAATTGATACAACAGCACATACCCGCTGAAAATATTGTGCGGACCAATTTGGGGAATGCCAAATCCCTCATGCACGCTGTGGAATATGCCATTCAAAAATTTGAACCATCCGACACAGTTTTTTTATGTGAAGATGACTATATCTTTCTCCCCATTGCTCCCAAAGTGTTAGAAGAAGGGCTTGCCATCTCCGAGTATGTCACCGGTTATGATCATCCGGATAAGTACAAAAACGGAGAAGAAGGTGGTAATCCTCAGGTGACAAATGGAGGCGAGGCCACTCGGGTTGTTCTCACGAATTCAAGGCACTGGAAGGAAACCAATAGTACGTGCATGACGTTTGCCACTCACGTAAATATTTTAGTGGAAGACTTTGTCGTCTACAGTAAACATTGCCAGACCCAACATCCCTATGACTATCAAATATTCTGTGAGTTGATAAAATCAAAAAGGAGACGATTGATCAGCCCACTTCCTTCGATTTGTACACATGGCGAATCCTTTTATCTTGCTCCATTGATCGATTGGCACACTGTGTTCCATTCCTCTTTGTTTGTAATGAAAAATAATGTTTATTCAGAGAGAGGATGAGATGGATAAATTATTGAAAACGAAGAAGAAGAATACGGAGAATTGAAGAAGAGAAAGGAAAAACATGGACGATCCGACGACGGTAAACGTATATTTTTTCAGGAGGCTGCGAAAGAGGGTTGTATGACGAGGAGGACGAAGGGGAGATTCTTCGTCTTCGTCCTCCTCATAAAAATAATAATCATTTTCATCCTCGTTGTTGTTGTTATTGTGTATGTCACGATCACGTTGTTGTCGTAAGAGGGTGATGAGTACGGTGAAACTATTTTTCGAGTCATTCTCATGATCCACGGGAACGGATTGTAGGCGGGCGAGGGTATCCGGTGTGAAACGGAAAAGAGATTTGCAAACCGTGCAAACACCAGAGTACGACGAATGTTGGAAATAGCGAAGGAAACATTGGGTATGAACGACGCGGGTGCTACCCTTGCATTCACATAAATCATGAAGCGTGACAGGGGAACGTGTGAAAGAGGATGAGGATGCATCAGGGTCGACTTTTACCCTATTACCATTCTCCAAATTCTTATCAATATCCTGATAACAAAAGTAACAAACGTCGGATTCTGTTGTTGTTGTTTTAAGGGGATTTGGATTCAAAGTAGGAATGCTATCCATTTTTTCTTTAATCCAAAATTAAAAAAATATTTTATTGGTAAAAAAATGGTTTAACGACACAAAATATAACGTGTAATCATCATTTTATATTTTTCATAAAGTCATCTCTTGTACGGAACGAATGACCACACTGGTATCGATCGTTGTGGATTTAAAGGGAGGATTTGGGAATCAGATTTTCCAGATTGCGGCGGCGTTGGCGGTGAAAAGGGTGTTGAAGAAGGAGGCGCCGATATCCACGGAGCCGGTGTACGTGTACCTTGTGAGGGCAAAGACCAACAAACATAACAAGTTGGGTTACGATTACACTCGTTTTTTTACGGAGGAGGATCAAGAAGTGGTGGCGGTGGATCATCGTGACGAGGTGGGTGCGTATGACGAGGAGGTTCTTATTAATTATGGATTCCAGCCGTGGGATCCCCAGACGGTGTACCAGTCGGTGATAAATTGTTTTTCAGCAGAGGGCGAGAAGAAATCAAAAAAGGTGCAGGTGTATGTGGACGGCTATTTCCAGTACTTGGGTGCGATCAAGGAGGTGATTCCCGAGATCCAGCGAGCCATTCTGAAGACACTGCCTATTTCTGCGGTGAGAGAGGCGTACGGGTTGGTGGATACACCGGAGATGGATGAAAAACGGGCGTTTGTGCATGTGCGTCGAGGGGATTATTGCAACCACCCCGATTTTCATTACCTCCAAAACGCAGAGTATTACGTGCCGGCGTTGCAGACGCTCTACAAGGAGAATCCAGGGGTCAAGGACATTATCATCCTGTCGGACGATCCCGAATGGTGCAAGACACAGTCGTTCTTTCAGGAAGAAAACAATGGGGAACGCAACATGTTTCTCGTACGGGACGCCGATGAAATGCGGTGTTTTTCGATCATGACGACCTGCAAGGGAGGTGCCGTCATTTGTAATAGCACCTTTAGCTGGTGGGGAGCGTTGTTTTCCGAGACACCGGTAGTGTTTTATCCACCGCGCTGGATCGGGATGCAGATTCACGATCTTTTTCCTCCTTTTTGGAGAAAAGTAGAACCGGTACAAGAGGTGATGATCCCGATCGTTTTAAAGAAAAAGAAGGAGGATCGCAGGTGGAAGGAGAAAACCATGTGTATTGTATTTGTTTGTGAGGACGGTGAAGAGTACAACGCATTTAAAAATGCATGCAGCCATCTGAGGAACGAGGGACAGTACGATGGGGATATTGTGGTGATGACGTTTGAGGATTCGCAACAGGAGGATCAGATGTTTATGGAAAAAAATGAGGTTCACTCTGTCCGATTTCCTGAATTTCATCTGCCATCCAGTATTCAAAAACTCCGCGAGGGTATGAAAGAGGTGGAAACGGATTCAAAGAAATGCGGGTGGAATAAATTGTGGTTGTTTTCCACGTACTTTCAGCAATGGGAATCCGTGGCGTATATGGATTGTCGAATAAAGATTCATGGAGAGGTGTCTCCTGTGTTGGAACTTTGCCGGCCCCATAAACTGATGGCGCACCGCGATGCCTTCCCGACGTTTGAATGGCGTTTGAGAAAGGAATTTGACATGGATTATTTTTCGAATAAAACAATGGAGGCATCGATCCTTTCTTTCCTGGACACTCGGAATTACTTTCAAATCCCTTTCATGTTGTTCGACACGTCTGTGATCAAGGACGATACAATGGTAAAACTGTACGAAACGCTTCTTGAATATCCGAATACAAAAACGGTGCAGGGAATCCTGAATCTTTACTTTTTATCCAGGGAAGATTCCTACAATCCACTGCCCATCCAGTCCATGAGTGGGAATTACTATTTTTACGATAATTTCAGACGGTTTCCCAACAAACCCTATCTCATTACCGCCAATTAAACTAAAGGACAATTGTTTTCAACTTGGTAGGGTCCAGGATGTGGACTTGTCCTGGGATATTACTGGTTTGTAGATTCGAAATCCGCGTGTAATGAATACGTAGTTTTGGTTCCGATCTATACAATGATTTCGTTTTACACAAGAGGGCACATTGTTTGATGAGAGCACGGGGTATTTTGGTGTTGGTGTTTAATGTACCAACCTTGAGAATCACATGCGGAGAAGGTTTATTGGCGACATGAAACCAGAGATCGTCCTGAGATGCCGACCGGACGAGTTCGGTATTGTGATGACGATTTTTGCCGACCAAGATTTCGGTGGTGGTGGTGGTAATTGTCATGGTTGGTTCGATTCAATTTAAAGTTAACAAATTTTTTGTTGGAAAATAATTTCTTTATAAAAGAAAGTAGACTTTATGAATTTCGTTTTTGTTGGTACTTTTTTGGCGATTGGTATCATTTTATCCTACTATATAATATATATAATATCTCTAATATCTCTACTATCTCTAAAAAATAAAAAATATAATGATGATAAAAGTAATGTTGATGATATCAGTGCATCATACCAAAAAGATATTTCACAACAACAATTACAACGACAACAATCTGAAAGAATACAAAAGATAAAATCATTTCAGGTACAAACAGACTCAATAGATTTTGATGATACGGAGACACTGAAATTATTTCACCCGACCGACAATAATAGTATTGATGTATTCGGAGATGGTTGTGTTAAAATTAATATATGTACATACGGATACAGATATATAGCTATATTAGACAGCTATTTTTATAACAAACCAAAGTCTTCATGTTGTGATAAAGTGAAAAACGCCAGTTCCAAACAAATCTTTAAATACATCCGTACTTTATTATGTAAATTGGAAACATCCTGGGGGATTTATATAGATTATTTAAAAATAGTTTATAATGCTCATGTCTATAGTTTGGATATCAATGAACGGAAAGAAAGTTGTCCAGACTTTAGATTATCGATTAATTCGACTGTTCTTGATCTGCTCATTGGAGAAACACCATTTTATTTAAAGTTGGGTCGTAATTTTTTTTATGAAATTGAATCTGCCGTCCGTCGTATTTCCAGATTGAAATCAAGAAGATTGGCCAAAAGAATTATGAAACTAATTCACAAGTTTGCAAAACAAGAGATATTGAAACAAGAAGATGGTACAACAACATCATTATCTGATTACCTCAAGTTAAAAAAATACGAGTTTTTACAAGAGAAAACACCACGACAAACCAAAATTAGTTTGATAAAAGAGATCAATGGGCTTATATATTATTTTGGTACCAGTAGTTGTCTTTCGGAAAAATATGACTTTCATACCGATTTTGACTTGAAGATTCAGGAATTGGAAAGAGAAATTAATCGAATAGAGACCAGTGATGATACGATAAGTATTAAAGACAAAATAAAAAACTTAATGTCTATGTTGAAAAAGTTTACTTTAATAATGACAGTACATATTGAAGAGTAGGAAACGAATAAGAATTCTAAGATATCAAAGATATCAACGAAGATAGTTTTTAACGAATAAATTATATCTTTTTTTAATAAAATATAAAAAAAAGAAGGAGAAAAATGTGTTGGAACGCTCCGGTCTCTTTTGCATCCTTTGTGATTATTCTATTTGTTTCCTTTCTTTTATTTCAACGCAATCATCCGAATGACGTGTTGTGTGGTTGTTTTATTTTATCCTACGGTTTCATGCAACTCTTGGAAGGGATTCTATGGCTTTCACAGAACCGTCGTTCCAGATCCGCGATTTTCAGGAACCATGTCACGAGCATCATGGCTTGTTTGTTGTTGTACCTTCATGTCCTGGCGATTGGGGTAGGTATATACTATGATCGTCAGTACAAAAAGACCTTGTCTACGAACACCAAACGAGGGTTGATTGGTATTGGAATCTTGGTCTTGTTGTTGGGAATCTATCGCATTGTGACGGAACAGTCAAAGTATCCATTTATGTGTTATCCGATTCCCAGTAATGGTCGTCACCTCGTATGGGGATTTCCCAATGATTACATGACCGTCATTCTGCCGGTGGCCACCCTTCTTGCTATTTTATATATCCGACCTTGGAAAACCTTGTTGCTCCTCTTTGTCTATTATTACGGGACATTGTTGGTTTCGTTTGCCGTATCGGGACAACAATCCATCGGATCCTACTGGTGCTGGTTGGTGGCGACATTTAGTTTCATCGTGTACTTTTTCAACTACCGTCGATTGTCGGAACCTTCTTTCTGTTAGGAGGAGCCCTGTAAATTTAAAAAAGAATCAAATATTTATTCAATCAAACAAACAAAAGATGTTGGTTCAATATTATTTGATTCATGGAATGCAGACAGAAAGAGGCGAGAGGATGAAACAAGAATTTCACACTTGGGGTTTGGATAATAAATAACAAGGTGAAATGGATCATGCACCCCAACAGAGATGAAATCACGACAGACATGAAGACTTGGATGGTAGAAAAGGGAATTACTCTTAACAATGGTCAGATTGCATGTATGTATTTACAAACATTTCTCATGTCTTCGGGATATGGTGGAAAAAAATCATGAGTATGGAGTTATTATGGAAGACAATATATATTTTACAGGACCCATTGAAAAAACAGTGGAAAAATACATTGAACAATTGAATACAATGTATTGTGATTGGGATATTTTGTTTGATTCCAATTGGATAAGAGTAAATGACAATGGTGAAAACAATATGGTGGAGGAGAATATCTTGGTATACCCAAAGTCAAACAACCCTACAAATAACTATGGTGGTGGAAGTCGATTGGCGCAATTTTACATTGTGACAAACAAATGCGCCAAAACATTGTTTGAAAATTACATTCCTTTTAAGAATAATCCAGATCACTGGATGAATGAATTATTTCGAAAATTAGACATACAATGTTTTTGGAGTGAACCCTCCATAACCCACACTTTTCCTCATATTTCTACGACACAAAACTGACTTTTTTTTTAAATCGTCATGGAAACATTGGTCTGGGCATCGCCAAAGTTGGTGGTGCCTCCCGTCTTTTGGGAGAGCATGTCGGCGTTGCTGGCGATCTGAAGACCGACGGACGAGCTTTCGGGACGAGCCCAGGCGACACCGGAGAATGTGTTGAGGGCGCCGCTGTTTCCGGCCATGGCGAGGTTGGCGGTCTTGGCATTGGTTTCGTTGTAGGCGCCGGTGAGCACGGCCATGGCGCCCGTGTTGAGGACCTCGGTTCCGCTTGAGGGTCGGAACATGATGAGGGAGTTGGTATTGCTGTCGGGGAGGATGGGAGTGATGAACAAATCGCCGCGGATATTGTCAGAGTTTCCACGGTTGCGATTGAGATTCGCCACAATGAAACGATCGTAGTTCACAATGGGGGTATCACCTGCTGCCATGGCGTTTCCAGACACCATGGTAGGAATGGGCAGACGGTTGGCGGTACCAGAGCCTGCCGATTTTTGCAACGAGTTGTACACCCCTATGGCATCCGCCGTAGGATTGCCGGAATTGTCGTAATTCTCACGAACATTTTGTTGTTGTTGCTGAGGAACACCCTGGCCACCATTCGCGGGGTGGTTGGAAGCAGGAATGGAGACGGGACACTGGATGCCCTTGGCCAGACTCATGGGGTTAAAGGGCTCGGCGGCCATGTTGGGGACCTGAGGAAGGTTCCACTGAACCTGTTTCGAAAGACCCTCGGGGATGATACGAGGGGGGAGGGAAGATTGCATGGTGCCTGGCACCTGGTAAAAGTAGCTGCTATTGGAGGGTTTGAGAGACACCGAGGAATTACCGGTAGAATCGTAAGGGAGTTGTTGTTGGTTGTTCTGGGGTTTGGACCACCAGGCGCCGTTATTGTCTCGGGTGAGGGCATCCACCTTGACTTCGTTCATCTTGGATCCCACGAACCAATCTTCCTTGATGGTTTTCTTCTTTTCGTTAAACATGGAGTAGGCCTGAACACCAAGGCCTGCGAGGGCAATCCATGATAAAAACGTTCCCATGAATTCGGACATGTTGTTTTTTTTTTTACAATGGTTGTAAGAGTTGATTTACTTTGGAGATGGGAAAAATATTATTTTTTTTGGAAAAAAAAAAATTTAAATCATTTATCATTTATCTATGGAAGAAAAAGCGTTGGTTTCCGAATCTTTCTCATAAACAAATACCCCTTGGATCTCAATTCCGTCAAAAATCCTAAACTAATCTCATGAAATACCTTTGGATGACTCCGATCGTGGTCAAACTCTACAAACGTTCTCCGACAATTCACAAACGGTACCTTGTACAGGATGCACATATTAATAAAATAATGCTCATCCGACGCAAACACCCGGTCAAAATCCTTGGCATGACGACCCCTCGCACACAACTCTGCCGCCCGCCGGTCCATCACCCACCACTGGTGCGCCTTCATAAACTTATCCGGTGGAATTAAGGTCTTGTTCTTAAACCGCCGGTAACGATTTTCATGATCTTTGGAGGATATATAGTGAGGGTTATAAGAAAAGGAGGAACAAGGCTGATTCATGACGGTTTCATAGGCCGTCATAAAGTCCACAATCGGAGAACAGGTCTCCGACACCAGGATAAACCGTTGATTCCGTGGATCTTTGAGTGCCTCCTTTAACATAAGCAGTGTGGCATATACGAGAGAAATGGAGGCCCAGGAGGTATCGATGTGTTCCTCAATTAAATGAGGGTACAGGAACGATTGTTGAGGCACCCGTTCCCGATTTTTGGCATGACAGTAAATGGAATATAATGGTTGACCACTATTCGATGGAGGATTGAAAAATCCTCGCCATAAATCCTCCCTCGTCGGTGTCGTGATGGTTAAAAATAAAAACGCAACTTTGGGTGGATTCGTCATACTCATTACATGGGCGCCAATGTTTGGAGAATAATGAAAAGACGGACGACCCATCTCAATCTCACTCTCCTCGTCGTCGTCGTCACCACCACCATCCTTATCACCTTTATTATTATCCCCCATTTTTAAACTTTTTGTATCCCGTGTATTTAGATTTACATTTTGTGCGTTGCGCCGCACACCGCGCTTGACCGGAGGGGAGGTCGGTAGGTGGGGGGGGGACGGAGGCCTCTCGTAGAGCTATTCCACCGTCGTTGAAACGTTTTAAAAAAAAAATCTTTAATTCTAAAAAAAATCAAATAAGATGTCGGATATGTTGAATATGATGATGATTCTTGGAATTGTCGTCATTGTTGCACTCATTTTTATTGTAATATCATTTGTTAGACAAGGGGGCCAACAACAACAACAACAACCGGACCAACAACAACAACCGGACCAACAACAACAACCGGACCAACAACAGGAAGAAGAAGAACAACAACAACAACAACAACAACCGGAGACAGAAAAAGAACGATTAGAAAGAGAAAAAGAAGAAGAAGAATTCAAAAATTATATGAATAAGGCATCCGAAGGTCTTACGTATACACTTCGTGGTCCGAAATCAATTCCTTTTACATTTACACTTCGGGAACTTTATGGTATAAATAATACAAGATTTCTTTATGCAACAAGTATAGGACCAAGATATAGTTTGCAACCTACTGATCATATTCCTCTCCGAAAAGTAAAATCTCATTTAAAGAAAAACGGTGTTTCTGAAGATATATTACAAAGAATGAGTTATCAAGGTGGTTATAGAGAAAAGGCCTTATATTATTTCGACTTGAGAGAAGTCCTTCCAATCTTCTACCGGAAAAAACAACTGTTGTTAATGAGTTTTGCAAAACTTCACAAACAACAACCAACACAAGAACAACAAGGCCTTCTTGCTTTAAACAAATACTTACTTGAAGAAATGAATTCGGAACTAATTATCGAGTTAGCCGAATATTTCAACGTGACAAAACAACAAATCGAAATGATGATCTTCCGCAAGGAGGTGGGTCAATGGAGAAAACTTCGCGACAAGACAGATAGAAATGAAACGGAACAAACAATGTTTCATGATTTGTCCCTTAATCTGTTGAAGCATGTGCACGATAAACTCGATCCTGAACCAGGTAGTTATTTTGCAAGACTTGCAGAAGAGTTTACACGCGTTATTGAGACCGAACCGGTAGAACCTGTGGATCCAGATGATCCTGTGATTCCAGTTGTTCAAGAAGGGGCCGTCGGATCGACAGATCAAGTAAAACCGGTTTAACCCAAACCGAACCCCAAAGTTCCCCCCGACCGACAGACGTTGCTTCTCTTGAATGAACATCCCCCCCACTCAAAATAATCGTGTACCGGTATGTCGGTACACACCATCGACAGAAAAAGAGATGATGATTGGTTTATTTCTTTAAATACTGTGCGTTGCGCCGCACACCGCGCTTCATCGGATAGGGGTCGGCAGGGGAAAGGAGGGCTCTCGTGAGAGAGCACCGACTGACTGTGTCCAGGGTTTTACTGGTGTTTTTTGGAAAGTGATCGGTTATTATCGGGTGTTGACCAGGAAACCCTGGACACAGTCAGTCGGTGCTCTCTCACGAGAGCCCTCCTTCCCCCCGCCGCCGGGGGTATTTAAAGAAAAAAACCAATCATCATCTCTTTAAATACCCCCGGCGGCGGGGGGAGAGAGGGCTCCGCAAGGAGCACCGATCGACTGTTGCCAGGGTTTCCTTGTGAACACCCGATCACATCCGATCACTTTCCACAACAACCAGTAAAACCCTGGACACAGTCAGTCGGTGCTCTCTCACGAGAGCCCTCCTTCCCCCTGCCCTCCAATCAGGCGTGGTGTGCGGCGCAACGCACAAAAGCATAGGATACCAAAAAACTGATTTAAGATAAAAATCAATCATGAGTAAGAAAAAAAAATGGAAACCGTCGGCGGCATGAATGACGAAAGTTTAAAGTTGTACTATATGAATGAATTTCGGGATCAGTTGATACGATTTCTGGACGAACTGATTGAGCAATTTCCATTGGAAGGGGAGTTTGTGATTTTTCGAATCTTTTTACGGGATCAGATTCCGATTACCGATGTCATTGGTCGGTTTATTCGAGATCTTCTTCCTTTAAAACATCTTGTGGAAAAGAGGGACGAACAGTTTTTCTTGGAAAATAAGGTGTTGTATATGGGTTCACAGAACAATGCAATGGGTTATTTTGCGGATAGAGTAGATCATTTCAAAAAACTATGGGTGTCCGACCAACTATGTGACGAAGATCGAGTCGTCATGTGGAAATGGATGGATGTGTTCATGTCGATTGCCGAGATCTATCACCGCAAATTCGGACAAATCCCGGGTTGGCAAGGAAAACCGGTGGTCTAATTTAATTTAATGAAAATAGATATCGCAGTTCCAATTGCATGACATTTCTAAACAAGGAACAAGAAAGTATTCCTCCTCATTTTCCTCAAACGCCCCCAGTCGTTCTAATTCTCGATCCTCCTTCAGAAAAGGAGTGAGCCATTCAAGGGCGTGGAGGATATTCCGGGCGTCCTCCGGAGTCCATACGCCTTCACAATCGCTGTGATTGATAAAAACGCTGGCGCCTAACCCGGGGCCGTCGGTGTCCTCCACGAGGTCTTGAACGACATGTCGGCAAAAGTTTTTATAATTAATGTTGTTTGGATCCTTTGGGTCGAGACAGTTCTTCAGACGACCGGAAAGCAGATGGTTATGTTTTTCAAACTTGTAGTAGGCAGAAAGGGCCCGGATCCACGCAGCCCGGTGGCGTTGTACCAAAGAATAGGAACCAAAACGGAAATGGTTCCCATTACACGATAAATCGAGTCCCATGTTGTTGTGAATTTTCTGGATTCAAAATTCAAAATCAGTGGTTAAAAAAAAATAATGTTAGACATCATTATTATTATGGTCAACATAAAACATAAACATGACAAACATTCCGTGTGTGTCGTTTCATTTTTTTCAAGATTAGTTGGAAAAAAATTATTTTATACTATTTGTTAAATGGGGTTTTTTAATTATCCATCCAAAGAAAATGGAAATGTTGGTGTTGGTACCGTTCCCAAAGATGCAGAACCTATCCTCTCGAGGATAGGCGAACTATTTTATACAGAGATTCCCGAACAAGAAAAGAAGAAATCAGTCTACCACCAGTGGTACCAAACATGTCCGGAGGAATTAAAAAAGGAGATTGAAAAGATCCAATCCATGTCCTTTTGGAAGACCATGTGTGATAAGGATCAAGATCCATCGATGGCAATGAACACATGCAAGGTTTTGAATGTCATTGAAATGGATGAGATTTTTTATTCCAAGGTTCCCCAAAATATACGTGGAAAGGATCTATATGGTGCGACCGGTAACTATCAAATTCACCAGGATGCTATTTTTAGTTTTCCAGGTATCCATCTTTATCGAGTCATCATCGGAATGAACTTTAATCAATCTGTCTGTACATCCTTTCCTGATCATGATAATATCTGTCCCATGGTGACCACAAATTCCTATATTGCCTTTGATTATAACAAGACAAGACATGAAGTCATCAACTCACCCGTAGAAAATGATAAGGAATTTCGTCTCATGTTAAAGCTGCATTTCATTGTTGCCAAAGGGAATCTTGATCCTCGTTATATCAGTATGGTGAAGAACATATTCGTGTATCATTTACGGATTACACGTTATTTAATGGAAGTTTCCAAAGATCCCACCACCTTTTATCAATTCTTTGTTGGTCTGTTATGTCAATACTATAATACGGTGACTCTTATATCCCTCTTGCCAATCATGATGATGGCATCCTATACTCTTTATTGTTTGGATAATATGGATAATATGGATAATATGGCAAAAAAAAAGAAGAAAAAAAAGAGGGTGGGAAAAATGTCGGTCGTGTACAACATATTTCGTTATGTACTCTTTAATTGTCTTTGTCTCTTGGTCGTATTTTGTGTCATTGTCACGTGGTATTATCTCCGTTTCCGCCTCTATGGGATCCGTTAGTTAGTTAGTGGTTTGTTCGTTCGCAGACCATTGGATGGCCAAGCATTGTAAACTGAATGGTAAGAGTAAAAAGATGTTGGAAATTATTTTAGGGATCGTCACGTTGTGGATCGAGAGTACCGTTGATTCTTTCGAAATAAAATGACCCGTGTCGGGCAACATATAAAATACCGACGAAAACAAAAACAGTTTGAACGACGACATGGACAACAAAAAATGGAAGGAAGTGGTATATTGTAATGCCAATATCATCACCATCATTAGGAACCACGATTCTGGAAACATCATAATACACACGGCCCCATAAAAGACGATCCACCATAATACCCATATTGAATAAGATTGTTTGGATTGTTTACACAATGAACAACACAATCGAGAAATCAAGAGGATAAGTCCAGACATGTAGAGGATGCCACAAACGAGATGAAGGAGGATATTCATCGTGGAACGATGGTGATCCAAAAACTCTTTTTTTTCATGTTGAACCCATTGCAAGATCATTCCTATATTTTTATTTATTTTAGGTATAAAAAAAATAAAATGAAATAGGTAAACTGCTCTATTGTAAAAATAATAAGTAGATTCGGTAGGTTGTCAATGCAACGTCGACATTCGGATAGTGATTATCATTACAACCATCCTCACCATCCCATGGTGTTGGATCCAGAATGGGAAATACCTTCCCATGAACTATCTTTTTTAAATCCATTGGAAGATCAAGAGAACGATGTCATGTCGGGGGCCTTTGCGACCGTGTACCGCGGTCGGTGGAGGAAAATCGATGTCGCCATCAAATTATTTTTCAAGGTCTCCAAAGAAGACACGCTGATGAATGAAGTCCGCATCATGACGCTTGTTCATCATCCCTACATTGTATTATTTTTAGGTTTCTGTCGTTTGAAAGAGGATGATATTGCCCTTGTTTTTGAATGGATGCACGGCGGGAATCTTCTTCAGGCCTGCAGACAGAACCGACTCACCTACCACCAAAAAATGGAATGGTCCAAACAGATCTGCACCGCCGTTCATTACCTTCACCGCCGCATCCCCACTCGCATCATCCACCGCGACCTCAAACCAAGCAATGTCCTGTTAGACCGGAACGGGATCTGCAAAATTGCCGATTTTGGGATTAGCAAGACCGTCCTTATCCACAAAAAAAAAAGCTTCCGGAGCTTTGCGAACCTCGCGTCCCCTCGCGCGTTTCTGGGGTCTCACCTGAGCATTGAGAATTATAATAGAGAGGACCAACTCCGCGGGGACGAAGAAAACGAAAACGACCCCGAAGAATCCTCCCACAGCAGTGGTGGACCCGTGGGAACGTTTCGGTACATGGCACCCGAGCTCATGAAAGAAAAGAATGATTCTTTCCGCGCCAGCCCTAATATCGACACGTACAGCCTCGGTATGATCCTGTACATGATCTGGGAAGACCGTGAACCGTTTTCTGAATATCGATGGATTCAACCTCGTCACAATACGTCAACCGGAAGCACCATGAAATTCACCATGCAACGTTTTTGTCGAGAAGTGGTGGACAATCATCTTCGTCCTACCTTTCGAAAAACACCAAAACGTATTCAACAACGGATACAACAGTGTTGGGACGCCTCTCCTGACAAACGCCCTGCCGTTGAAAAACTCATTCCTCTTTTTGATCCCAAGAAATATAAATGGAAAGAACGACTCTACCTGTTTTTTGACCGCATTTTCTTTGTTTGATAAAATTAAATTAAATTTTTATTTTTTAAACCATTATTTAAAAAGATCAATGACAAAAAAAGAGACAATGTCTTCCCATTGGTTGTTGTTGCGTCGGGGAATCTGGGTCAAACGACCCGGAGAAACCAAGGTGTTGTTGGGAAAACTGTCCAAACATTACCGCGTCGCATTGACCAAGGATCTGATGGAATGGACATGCGAAGGCCGTCTGAACAGCCCGGCGCGTCTGAACGCTCAGGGAGATACGCAATGCTTTTCGTTAAACAACAAGGATTGTATTACGACGCATCATCAAGCCTGTGAGTTATTAAAAAACAATCCTCCACCCAATCTCCACCCTCTGGTGTGTGGTAGCATGCACATGAAAAAATGGGGGGTGACGGGGTACGAAGAACCAGGACATTGGTGTCGCACAACCCGAAACATGTTGTTGTCAGGAAAAACCGGGAAACTACTGGATCTTTCGGATCCTAAACATCCCAAGGTGTTGGCATGGGGAGTGATGGACGGCCCTGTGTTTCACATGAAACGATCGGCACGATCCTCATAGGTTAGTCTGTCCTGGCTTGTCTGATGATATAAAATTTTATAATTATTTTATATCATCAGACAAATCAGACAAACCTGATAAATCAGGATATAATACGTGTACTTAAACGTCACTTACAAAAAAAATGGGTCTTCCGATGTAAGCAAGTAAAGAGAATAAATAAGATACAAAAAAATTCTTCCAGGTTGGCAAAGGTGGTGATGGTATTACCCACCAACCTCTGGCATCATTGCCCGGGCCATAAAAGATTACCTTCCATTCCTCGTTTTCATATCGAGCGACGGATCCATTGATATCCATTAAAAACAAACTTATTTGGGGATCATAATACCGATTCCAATACGGATAATATCGTTTTTGAAGCATCGTCTGGGTAAGAAACATGGATTGTTGTTGAATCTTAATCTCAAGGGTATTATCCTTTCCTAATTCCTTGGGATAACCACTCGCCGGAAGAAACGTTTTGAAAGCACCACAGTCTTGGTGGTTGATGATGAATATTTCATCGATGGTGGTGGATAATTGCATAGAAATGTCCACATTCGTCAGTACACCCGTCTTGAGCAGATTATTGGTGCACCAAGATTTGCAAGTACAACCACCCCCATAGTTACGACAATAGGCAGAATAACTGATGGGTAAAGACGCCCCGGCTACCGTGCCGAGGTAGTACTGTTGATTCAATCCACAATAACTGTTGAGGAATTGGGTGAGATAATCGGGGTATCGATAATCGATGCACGAAATGACAAATTTTTCCGACGACATTTGATCCATCTTGTGATATAATCTCGATGGTTTTATAATGATACCTATACGTTATGGCAGATAATATTATTAATTATATATTAATATATAATTAATAAATGAATCAATCATATCTTAACGTAGTTTAGTTTGTTTCATGAAATTTAGATAAAAAATTTATTTATATAAATAAATTATTTATATAAATGAATTTATCATCAATAAATCTACAAACTACCAACCCACCAATTCTCCATGATCCGACCCAATCGGATTCGGATCCGGGTCGAATTCCTTATCCTCCAACTACAGACACTCTTTATGTCGAAAACAAAAAAGAGGAGGACCGGTTCAGATTGATCGTTATTGTTTCTATTGTATGCATTCTTCTTATCGTTGGGAGAAGTTTTATAGGTTACATGTTTCAACAATCACAATCCAAGAATCTCTGTCAACAATCCAAGGATCTCTTTCTACTTGAAAATTTTTTTGACAGACGCGTTATAACTTACCTAAATGCAATAGATGGTTTATCGGTTGTCGTTAATTTTAAATTGTCTGAACAAAAAGTAGTGATACAAAGAGTAGAAGATGATGAGTTCGATGATAACAAAATGACAAAAATTTTTTTTGATAAAGTTTTCGATTGGATCCAACAACATATTGGTCGTGATAAACAACTACAATTAGTTATCAATTATACTAAACCGCAGTCCGGAAGCCAACAACTACCAAAAAAAAAAAAACAAAGACAAAAAAAAACAACAGATTTACACCTCCTCGCCATCGGTTTCTTGTTCTTAGATAAAAATAACATAAATATTAACACTAAATCAAACAAGTGTCATCTAAGTTTTTCTGCGAATTCTCTTCTGATGATGTTGGCCAATGATGATCACGAAGACATATTTAGTAGTCTTCTTGGATTGAGATCGGTTGTTCAGTTCAATATTTTTGACAAAACGTCACATGTTAAAAAAAAGTAGTAGTCGTTTCCACCAGCACATTTTTTTATGTTTTATCTTTTGTATTCTTCTTAACCTTCTTCTTCTTTTGTTGGTGATCAGTCACCTTCCATTTTGTCAGTGAAGTGGATTCCTCTTCTCTGCGTAATTGTTGGATTAACGTCAGGAATCGTTGATACTGCTGCTGCTGCTGTGTCTCTTTCTCCATCTCCACGCAAGGTTTTTTCTTCTTATCCTTGTCCACCTGTTTAGGCGGTGGCGTGTATATCATACGAAACGGGTCGACGGCCGTAAATCCACACTTTGTATAAAACCCTATAACATTATCCAACGGGTTATCAATGACAATCGTTTTCCCCATCGATTTGAATTGTTCCAGCAGGGCCTTGCCCATGGATCGGTCAGAGCACAAGATCCAGATGATAATTTCGTTCTCCGATTCCGTATAAATGCACACACCACCCATCACATACCCCACCGGTTTCAGCGGTAGACCACACAAATACCTATTTCGTTCGTCGGGGTCCGGGAATCGTGTCATGAGATCCGTCTTGAACGTTTCATAACTCTCCTCCTTCTTTTTCTTTGGGAGTGCCCGGTAAACCGACCATAAATCAGGAGCCTTGCAGATGCCCTTGCGCGTTTCCATGCAATTCGGTGGTTTACAAATCTCGGATAATTTCGATATGAATCTCTTGGCAATCATCACCTTGACACCCGGCATGGAAAGTTTGGTTTTCAGGTAATTCCAGTTGATGTCCTCCTGACAAAGACGCACGAGATCCATCTTTCGCAACGTCTTGATGTTCGTGACGTGGTCGAAAAAGTACTGGGGCTTTTTCTTTAGGATGGATACTTTTTGCATCGTCTCCACAACCTTTTTTTGCAGTGGCAAACGGTATTTACGACACAACGTATGAAAACCAAGGTTCCACAAGGAAGGTTTCATAATCAAGGAATGCTGTACCAATAAATCACATCGGGTCATTATTTTATCTCCGACCTTGCAAACGCCATCGATATCTTTATTGTGAACCTCTGCGTCCAACTCAAAACGCATCACCCCTTTTTTTGAAGTCGATGTCGAATCAGAAACAGACGACCCCAAGTCCCATCCAAGATCGGTTTCCAGAAAGTTTCGTAACAAGACCAATTCTCCCGGAGTGACGCGTTCAATCTCATCCTTCCCTTTCCACGAATATCGAAACACTGTTTTGGAGGGCCCATGATGAAGAAATAGGAAGTTGAAGATTAGATTATTATGGATATCATAAACTTTGATGTTGGCCAGAGCGTCCCACCCAAAAAAATGTTTGGCATGGATCATGATAGTTATTTTTATATTTTATATTCTATGCATAAAAATAAAAAAAAAAATAAATTAAACCGATGCATCGGAGGGAGGTTGTTTTTTTACTTCATTGGATAGGGATGGCCGATTTCCAAAAGACCAAACGTGAGAGAATAAAACATCCCATGACGGCATTCAAGGATCTCGACCACCTCTTTCTTGTGATTATACAATCGTAGCTCAAATAAATGGTCTTCGGAAACCTGGAGGGCCTTGCACAAAGTCTTCTCCGGATCTCGGTTATAGACATAAATACTCTTTACCTCGATCACTCGATTCTCTTCCGGAATATAAATATCGGGATAGTAGTAATGTGTCTTTTCATCATCCCCGACATATTGAAACACAGGTATTTCGGGATCTTCACCCGCATAAAAAGTTTTGATACCTTCCTTTTGTAAAATGTCGTCGAGGGCAGCGCCTTCATACCCCAATACCATAAAGATCTTCCCATCCGGAGACACATAGGGTTTGCGAGAAAAAGAGGAGGACTGGGCTTTGCGAAAAAGTTCGGGACACTGCATCGCAGACTCGACTCCATATTTTTTCAACATGATTTGTTTGAATGTATCACATGTGATAAAATGTTCTGAACCGTACTTTTCCAACATGAGTTGTCGGCAATGATCCGAGGTCACGTAGTGTTCTGAACCGTACTTTTCCAACATGAGTTGTCGGCAATGATCCGAGGTCACATAATGTTCTGAACCGTACTTTTCCAACATGAGTTGTCGGCAATGATCCGAGGTCACATAATGTTCTGAACCGTACTTTTCCAACATGAGTTGTTTGAATGTATCCGTAGAACAGAACCATTCATGTCCATATTTTTCCTTCATCATTTTCAAATAAGCGTCCGATAAAAAAGGTCGACGAGCGTTCCATTTCTCCATAAAGGCCATCTCGATTTTTTCCTGAATTTCTTTCGACTGGAACGGAAACTCCACTCCATACTTTTCCTTGTGTGTCTTTCGGATCTTTTCCAATACCTCGGGAAGGAGAAAGGCGCGTAGTTTCCCATATCGTTCCAGGGAGGTCGCGGTGGTTTTGGCCCGGATTTCAGGACTTTGTTGTGCGTATTCAACACCATGATGTTTCTTCATCGTCTCTGTAATTTTTTTCTTGATTGTTTCGTTCTTGGAAGGATTATCCACCCCATAGAAAATCATGGAGGTTGACTTGGAACGATCCGTTTTGCACGACATGCACAACCGTCCCCGTAATAAATCATGATGAATGATCGATGAAATGTGGCCACATGCACAACGGAAATCTAATTTTTGTTTGTTGTTCTTGTAGTCAAAAGGCGGAGTTAACAACACACAACCCCGATCTTCAAAATTCTTCTGTAAAAGTTCGTAATCAATCTTGTTATGGTCGTTCTGACATTTGGGGCAGTGCGACGTTCGTCCAGGTTTCTTCAAGTTCCGAAGATCCGTAGAAGATTCGTTTCCACACAGACAACGATAATACACGACCCAACCATTCGAGGTTCCATCATCCCCATACTTTTCAATTCTTAATTTGACAAATCCCAGTTTTTCTGTCACTTCCGTGACCTCGTCTTCCTTAAACGATAACGTGTTGCACTCGTTACAGATAGATCGAAGTTTGATAAAGTTTTTAGGGGACGTTTTATTGATAAACGATCCGACCGCCATCACAGACTCGTGCCCCATGGGACACCGGAAACCAATCTCGTTCCTTTCTTTCAATTCCTTTTCCGACGTGATCACGTCCATCTTGAAACCTCGCAGTTTTTCACAAAAATTGTGATAACGACTCATTGTCCTTGTTCTTATTTGTTAAGTATTCTATTCAATAGGATGCAAAATTCATTTTTCTTTTTCATTGTATTTATTTTCTGGATGGAACGGAAAATAAATACATATACACATATACATCTCTTTTTTTTTCTTTTGATTTTGAAATTTTGAAAACCCCCCCCCGATTTAAAGAACGGGAAAACCCAGAGCTCCTCCGGAGATCCTGATGATATTGTTGTTAACTGCGGTGGTGATGAAGCGGAAGGTTTGGGCGCGGGTGACCCAGTCGGCGTCTGTGCAGTAGGCGTTGTTGTACCCCCTGGTGTCGCGTTGGGACACGCACTGGGCGTCCTGGGAGGCCGTGGGGATGATGGACACGTTGGTCAGCTTGCCGTAGTTGGTACTTCCGAGAGGGTCCAGGCAGATGAAATCCAGGGAGTACGAGTACATGTGGTATCCGGTGACCACGGGGATGACGGGGGCAGAGTAGTAAGGCTCCACGAAGCTGTAGTAGTCGGATCCCATGTTGGCGAGACGCTGGGTGTTCTCGTAGATGAGGGAGGTATCGGAGATGGGGTCGTTTCCGGGGAAGTAGCTGTCGAGGACGAGGGTGGTGGAGGATCCAGAGCTGGTGCAGACCGTGGGCTCGCGGGTGGTGTAGTTGGACCAGTAGGAGCTGACGGTAGTGTTCTGGGCGGCGAAGAAGAGCACCTTGATGGCGTGGGAGAAACGGATGTCGAAGGAGGAGGAGGAGGTGGGCACCAGGGTCTGTTGAGGGGCGGTCTGGACCTGCTCGATGAGGATATCACGAGGGGCACAGGCCATGCGCTTACGCTCGTCGTTGGACACAATGGCGTAGTTGGCCCACACCTGGGTGTTGTTGGCGATAGTGACTCCGGAAGTGGTGGAAAGATCGCTGGCGGTGGCAGGGCGAGCGGGCTTGATGAAAAGCTGGGTGTTGCTGCTGCAGTTGGCCGTGTACACCTCCCAGACGTTGAGGAGATCGGTAAAGTTGCGGAAGGAGAAGAAGATGCGCATGTCGTTGTAAGGAAGCGCGGCCGTGGGGAGGGCCACACCGGAATCGCGCGAGTAGAAGAAAGGAAGAGGGAGGTTGAGTGTCCTGGAGGGAAGGGTCGTGGAGGGATCGATGAGCTCGGGGATGTTTCCGATCATGTTGTTGTAACCCACCTGTTTGCCGGCGGGGGTGGTGAAGGCGGACCAGAAATCCAGGTGGAAGTTATCGAAACGGGCGGCCACGAGGTCGTTGAAGGTGATGCAGCACTCGCGCACAAGGTTGTGCATGAGATTGGGCGTCCAGGAGATGTACTTGTTGCACAGGTAGTAGGTGGTTCCACCCTGGACCTCTGTTTGACCGGAAGTCGTGGAACAGGTGATGCTGGCGGCCGTGATGGAGGGAATGGTCACACGGAGCCAGGTGTAGAGGAGGTAATCTCCGGCACGGGAAATCGTCACGGACCAGTCGTTTCCGAAATCGGGGGTTCCGGAGGCACGGGAGAGACAGACGGGCACCTGGGTGAACCAGGTCGCGCGCCTGGTCTGGCGCACAAAGTACGAGGTCGCGTCCTGTCCTCCATACATATACTTCTCGAGTTCATCGTAGGTCGCAAGATCGATGAAACCGGACGTAAGATTAGATGCACAATATTGAGACATTCTGATAAAATTATCCGGTAATTAAAATTTAAAATTGAGGTTTATTTACGACAAGATTTTATTTTTTTTTTTTGATTTTTTTTCTATTTATTTCATTTTCATTTAGATTAATATTTATTTTTGGTTAGGTTGAAACATTTGTTGTGGTTGATTGTTGTATGTCGGTTAGATGGGAAAAGGTTAACCCACGAAACGACGACAACTAATGATTGGGAAACGTGTGTCCCCACTCTTCCATCATGATGTTGGCATTGTTATTATTATTGGCCGAGGATGGGGCGATGAGGGGATAAAGGCCGGGGAGGACGGAAAAGTTGGTGCCAATTTCGTTCATGTCTTCGGGGGTTAATGTATTAAACCCAGGTATTTTTTGGGCCTTCTTCTTTAATTCGTACATCATGGGGGCAAGATTGGTTTGAATATTATCATTCACCCATTCTGGGAGACCAAACTTGGGTGGTAATGGCCATGGTTGAAATTGAATGAATTGTCCTTTTTTGGCAAAAAAGATGAAGCGCAAGATGTGGATAATGTAGACGATGACAAGGACTTGGAATATCAATTTTGTGAAATACCAGTTTGTATTAAAAAAGTCTGTGTAATCACATGGATCACAAATACATTCTGGGCATTTCTGACAAACGTTCTTGTTTTTTCTATATTTGTTGCCCCCCTTGCATGCAGGACACGAAGCGTCCATATCACCTCCTTTGGGATACTTGTTTTTCTTACATTTTTTGCATACACTACTACTGTTTTTTCCTTTCTTTACCTTGTCCTTCACCTTTTTTACCTTCTTCACGGTCGTGGCTCCGGCGCCGGTCCCAAGCAAAAAAATCATGATGAGTACAAAGATAAGAAACCAAATGGCAATCACCGCCATCCATAGATAACGCCTCCGGTCCACTTGGTTTGGTGTTTGTGGTGGTCGTTGTGGGGGGGAAGGTATTCGAAGTAATTCGGTGGTGTTATACATCTTTTTTTATTCAGAAGTGTATAAAAAATATAAAAAATATAAAAAAATAAAATTAAAAAAACCAAAGAATGGATATGATTTGATTTAAAAGATGATCCAGTGGGGATCAAAAAGGAGAAGAATCATCATCATGAAGTGGGAAGAGTTTTTAAAAGGGTGGGGAACAGAGGATCAGAATCTTTTTCTTTTTGCTCAATGGTGTTTGTGGGTCCACAAGGCGATCAAAGAGGAAGATTCATTCACGTTGCGTGAATGGTGTGATTGGAATCGATTGGAAGTTCAGACGGCCTCTATGAGAGAGACGGATGGAACTCCTGTTGTCTTTTACATTGGAGAGGTAGCGGTCCTTGATTTGTTTGGTTTTCGAATAATCAACAACACGAGTCTTGTAACACAAAAACCGGTTGCGTTTTCAACGGATCACTTTACGCACTGGGTACATTCCGGATGTCATTTGCATGTCTTGCAGACTTTTTTGAGAAAGTTTGTGAACATTGCCAAGAATAATACCCATGGAGAGGGGCGCATGGTGTTATTAATCCGCATCCTTCGTCGATGCGGGTGGTTGTCCTGGCGTTGTTCGTCATGTACAGAACTCGTCGAATTGATCCGCCGCGATATTGTCGAGGTCAGTGAGGATCTCGGTGAAAAGGATCCGTACCAAATCCGCACCAACCGAGTTCCTGCCTCGAACATTTTTTCCATGGAAGAATGGATACGGCTGTTATTAGGGAATGGTCGTCTGGAGATTGACGATCCGTCGGTCTTGTTGGAACGAGACGATGTGAAACGAGTCTGGACACAGGCAGCTCTCACGTTGCAGGAAGAAACCCGAAAGGTGTTTCAACACACGACGCTAATGAACATGAGAGACAAATTCATCGATTACCTCTGTGGTATCGGCGCCTCCACGACGATCCAGCAACGCCGGTCTTGTAGTGCCGGACAGGAAGGATGGATCGACGCAGTGGCACCTATTTTGGTCAAGGATGTGCAACAATGGTTGGTGACCCATTTCAAATTTATTCCATTTTCCGAGATTGATTTTGGAAGGATGGTCCGCGCCCTTTTGATTTTTTGCGCGGGTTTTCTTATGGAGAACCAGGGGAAAAGTCGTGAGAAACAGGAAACCGTTACCGAAGATCCTTGGTCTTTATTTTGCATGACCATGGTATTGTTGGAAACCCACGATCGGGCATTGTGTCGTGGGTTTCCAAAAGAAGATACAAAAATGGAGTTTATTCGTGATTACCATCCGACACAAAGACGACAAACACAAACGGTTGTTGGCGTTTCATCGTTGTCCTAACGAAAAAAAAAACAAAAGAAAAAGAAAAAAAAATAATTTTTTTCTCCTGATAAAGTAATCACCAAACTCTAAAACATTTGAATTTATTAACATTATGATTTCTCTGAACGGATCTCTTCGCACGTGTAAAGTGGAACAGGGCTGGGCCAATAAAATCCAGTCTGCCCGTTTCCAAGACGCCGAACAGATGATGTGCCCCAATTGGCAAGGCCAGGATAACCTTGGTCGTTTCGTGCACCCCGACTCCTTCTACACCAAGGTCGAAGGGTGCTCTCTCCCCATGGACCGTGTCCTCGTGGAGAACTTTCTCCGCCCCATGTACATGACGTACATCAACCTCGACGCTTCCGGTTTCAAGGCCGATATGTACACCGACCGTTGCAATAGCGACATGACCAACTCCAACATGGAATGCTACGAGTCGGAGATTCGTAATACCCAGCTCAACCAGTACCACAAGATTTCCGGAAACTTTGGTCTGAACCCCAGCGGTGCCAACTTGACCATCCGTTGCCCTACCAACACCTACACCATCGGACAGGAACAGTACGATAACCAGTTCCAATCGGAACTGGCCCAGGCCAACCGTCAGCAACAGGCCTCCAACATCACCTTTGAGGGATTCCAGCGTGCCTCTCAGGGAGGGTGTGGACCTTGCCGTTAAGATCGTCAAGTATTCCTTCTTCGTTGTAATTGTTGTTTTCAAGATATTTTTTTGGTCAAAAAAAAATATTCAGGCGTCTAATAAGAAAATTCCCACCCACCCTCCCTATTATTGATGACAAATCGAGACAAGAATATAAGAAGGAGAAAACAACACCGTCGTTTATTTTTCAGGGTGACGTTAGTCACCCTGTTTTTGATGACGATGTTTCTTTTGTTTTGGTATCTTTTTATCGCAGATAATAACCACATGGAGGAACAGCATCCACACGGTTACAATAGGTTTTTGGAGGAAAATTATGCCGTACCTGTTTTACCCGACACGAATCTCGCGAATCTCGAGAATATCCCTACTATCGTTATGCAACAAAGTCGTCAAGATGAACCACAAACATTCTCTACCTCTTCTTCGTCCACGTCCACGTCCTTGGAGGATACCACCACCATCACAAAAGGAACATTTTTATCTTCCTCCTGGAGAGTTCGAGAACGAAAGGAGTCGATGTTAAAAGTAGTTGTTTTTGATATTCAGCATGACACGTTGTTGGCGCCTCAAAATAATATAACCAAGGAGAACGAATTTCTTATTCCGGGATCGCCCTTTTCTTCACCTTCTCCGTCTCCAACGGCGGTCAAAACATTGGCCCCGAAAGAAACGATCCCCAAGGTGATTCATATCTGTTGGAGAAACGGGTGGTTATCCAACAGGATGTACCACGACATTCTTGTGGAGAACATGAAAATGACAAAAGGGTTCGATCATCGTTTCTACACCAACCAATCAATTATGGAATTCATCAAGATTAATTTTCCACCGATTGTGTTGGAAAGTTATCTGATGATCAATCCACAGTACGGGGCGTGTCTGAGCGATTTTTTCAGGTACTGTGTGCTTTATGTGTATGGAGGGGTGTATATTGATATTAAATCAAGAATCACGGCACCTCTTGAAAACTTGTGGAAAGAATTGAATGATCAGTTGCTTGAATCCGACCAGACAGACCTATTGGTAGTTTCGCATTGGCCGATGGCCTCTCAGCACGGCATCCAAGCCAGAGAACTCAACCATCGGGAGGGTGAGATTATGAATTGGGTGATTGTATGTTCGAAGGGACATCCTTTTATGAAAAGTCTCATTGATAATATGGTGGTCAATATCCAGGCATGGAAGAAATATCGTTACATGTACGGTGAAAAGATCAACGTTCTCCGTCTTACCGGACCCATCTTTCTCACCCGGATGATTTTAAACGAGTTGAAGGAAAATCCAAAGGTGTCCACAACGGGTAGTATCCGTATTCACGACATTCTTAATCAATACTTTAATTATTCGACGGTCACCTCCAAGACAAGCATCGTGTTTGATACGAGAATCTACCATGATTCGGGGATCACGCATTACTCACAACTCAGTGACCCGATTATTCTCTTTGGATCGGAAGTGCGACCCCACATTTTTTTCTTTCCGAAAAAGGCAGACGACACGGGACTCAGTGCGCTGGAAACTTTTTTTATGACCACTTCGTCGGAAGAAAAAGGGGCCAGTAGTTTTGAAACGTTCGACTACGACCTAAAACCCATCGTAATGAATGAGGATAACCAGAACCTGATGAATTTGAACGACACCACCTCGAATGACGTGATTGTGTTGCTGAAAAACGTGTTTCAAACCATGGGGATGGATCAGGAAACGTCGCAACGGGCTTTTGAAACGTATGTGTCCTGGAAACAGGAAAAGAAGAAGAGTTTATTGCGGTACGCCTATCTTTATGACAAAGGAGGGTATTTTATAGATTCCTCGTTGACATTATCCAAAAGCCCGGCGTGGGATTTATACGTGCGCCAGGTCGATTGCGTCTTGTGTATTTATGCACCGAGCGAATTCGATGTGGCCAAGAACCGCGACCCGGTCATTAGCCCTTTGTTTATGAAATTTCCAGCCGGTCATGAACTCCTTAAAGCTGCCATGATGGACATGATTGTTATCACGGATCGTTCCTACAACAGAACCGATGCATCTCACGATCGTTTCCAAAAAGCCGCCACTCTTCTTAGGCAACGTTCCAACCCGAATTCCAAGATAATTTCTTTGGGTCAACAGCACAATATAAATAACAACAATAAATCCACCACCCTGCTCGTCGTCTCCATTCGACCCCTTCATAAAGTATGGACCGAACTCCCCGAAAATTTTGTTCCGATGAATTCCCACACGAATGTCATTGAATTCGCAGGTTTTCCCATTGCCACGTTTTAAAAAAAATGACCAAGTTGAAAACCGACAGACAGGGAAATAAACTCAACCTATGACCATCTTATTATCCGACAAGGATCCGAACGAATGGATTCGTGATTTTGAGGTGTGGAATTCAGATTTTAAACACGAGTTTCTTCATCGCATGAGTCCGTTTGGGTGGACGGAACGAGTTCAAGACAATAAACTATGGGTGGAATGTCCTTCCAAAAATTGGAAAATTTATCGTTCCCGTCATACCCCATTCTTTTATCCTACAACGAAACCCTTGTGGAATCCTTTGTATACGATATATTACCGAAATATTCACGTGGCTACCTTAAAGGTCTACGTTTTGGCCTATGATTCTGCGTATACATTGAATTTCACAGAAGAAAAGTTGGGGATGATTGATGTGATGGAAGATTCTGCCCCTTTTCCAGACATTATTCGCAGTCTTATTCTTGATTTTATTGCCTAAATAAGAAATAGCAAATAAAATAGTTCACTGATATTGGATATTTGATATTTGATTTATGAAAATTTTATAGGTTGGAACATTTGAATCAAGGTGATATTATTTTTATATCGATGAATTTCTTGTAAACAAATCGGCATTTTCTTTCCATGTAAAAAATTCATGGAAAATTATTTTTTAAACAATAAAAGAAGAAAAAAAGACTAACTCCCATGTTTTCCATCATAAATTCCATAAATGCAACACAACCAAAAAAATCAACATCAACATCATTTTCGTATACTTATACAAATGGGACTATCTCCACCAGTGGTTCTTATACATTTTTGACGTTTACGAGTACGACAACGACAGGAACGTTTAAAATAAACTCTGGGTCCAAAACAATTCAATATCTTCTGGTGGGAGGAGGAGGTGCTGGAGCTACTTCGACCAAATATGGTGGGGGGGGGGGAGGAGGTCAAGTAATAAAAGGTACATCATTAAGTTATAAAACCTCCACTACCATGGTGATTACGATTGGAGCTGGAGGTTCCTCGAGTGGAGCAAGTGGCACGGCTTCTACCATAACAAATACAGGAACTGCAGGTTCAACCACGATTACTGCAACGTTTGGTTTGGGTTTTGGCGCATATACTGGTGGGGCCTCAGGAAGTGGAAAAACAGGAGGTTCTGGATTAATTAATTATGCCGCTGGTGGAGGGGGAGGTGATTCTGCGGCTGGCAACAGTTACACTACTATTAGTTCATTATTAAATCGTTATCAAGGAGGTGTTGGAGGAGCAGGTACATTATGGAGTGTTAATTCAACGACTTATGGAGGGGGTGGTGGAGGAAGTGGAAATACTTTAGGTGGTGCAGGAGGTAGTGGAGGTGGTGGTAGTGGTGGTGGTCCAGTGTCCAATGGTAGTGTTGGGTCGGATAATACAGGTGGTGGGGGTGGAGGCGAAGCCAATAGTGCAGATTTTAAAGCAGGTGGTTCAGGAATTTGTATCTTTGTATGGGCGACCTAATAGGGATGTTAGTATAACGAACGACTTCTGATGTTTATTTACAACTACATTAAGGAAGATATATCATTTATATACTAATTGTGCCTATAGATGTCAATAATAACCTTGTATCCGTGATAAGAAGAAAAGTGAACAGAATTCTAACGACTCCTGACGATGTATAATGAAAATATAATAAAAATGGGCAAAATAGAATGAACCAATGAAAGACATTGGCGACGTTCATCGTGTAAAATCAGGAAGGTAACAACAGAGTAAAACGAGGAAGAAAGATACCTAAAAACTATAGGGCGACCCATGTCCGTTTTTGAATCCAATCACGAGGACCAAAGGCGATCAAAAGGATGGATGGATGGATGGATAGAATCGGTACGATGATAAATGAGACAAATAAAAAGAAAAGTAATGGGACCCATTGTGGAATGAAATAAGGGTCATCGGTTATAATATGATGTTTATGTATGTTTATGTTTATACCGTCTCGATATTTTTTTGGAACCCTTCTTCATTGATTTTTATGTTTATTTGTCTTTCAGAAAAAAAATAGGAAGAAATAATAAATTTAATATTTTTTTTTTTAATTTCTTTCTTTCTTCTAAAAATGTCCGGATACCTTCCTCTTGATAGTACATACTCGTCTGCCGTATACCACGGCACCCTTCCCGTCGGTTTTGCCGAAGTCGGAAAGAACTGTGACCTGGATGATGGCACCAATGTCATCAAGATTGTGCCCCAAAACGACTATATCGTCGGTGTCCATCCCGACCCCTTTGGCTATTTCGCCCTCCAACACGGCCTCTCCAGCGGTTCCCGTACCGTCACCAATATGACCACCACCACCAAAGACGCGTCCAACCAGCCCGTGACCTCGGAAGTCAACGGCGCCTACCTCGGCATCAACAGCGCCTACAACGGTGAATGCAGTTACGCCGCGTACCGTCCTTGCAAAAGCAACATGGTCGTCAACACCGTCTCCCAACTGCCTCCTCTCGGTATTCTCCGCCAATAATGTGCGTTGCGCCGCACACCGCGCTTGTTCGGGGTGCGTTGCGCCGCACACCGCGCTTGTTCGGGTGTTATCGGGTGTTCACAAGGAAACCCTGGCCACAGTCGATCGGTGCTCTCTACGAGAGCCCTCTCTCCCCCCGCCGCCGGGGGTATTTAAAGAAATAAACCCAATCATGTCTTTAAATACCCAAGGTGGCGGGGGGAAGGAGGGCTCTCGTAGAGAGCACCGACGGACTGTGGTGCGTTGCGCCGCACACCGCGCTTGATCGGGTGTTGTCAGGTGTTATCGGGTGTTTAACAGGAAACCCTGGCCACAGTCGATCGGTGCTCTCGTAGAGATCCCCGACTGACTGTGTCCAGGGTTTTTCGGGTGGTGTTAGAAAGTGATCGGTTGTGATCAGGTGAACACCAGGAAACCCTGGCCACAGTCGATCGGTGCTCTCTACGAGAGCCCTCTCTCCCCCCGCCGCCGGGGTATTTAAAGACATGATGATGGGTTTATTTCTTTAAATACCCCAGTTGGCAGGGGGAAGGAGGGCTCTCATAGAGAGTACCGACTGACTGTGTCCAGGGTTTTTCGGGTGTTTATAGAAAATAATCGGTTGTGATCAGGTGAACACCAGGAAACCCTGGCCACAGTCGATCGGTGCTCTCTACGAGAGCCCTCTCTCCCCCCGCCGCCGGGGGTATTTAAAGGAAAAAACCCAATCATCTCTTTAAATACCCCCCGGCGGCGGGGGGAAGGAGGGCTCTCATAGAGAGCACCGACTGACTGTGTCCAGGGTTTTTCGGGTGTTTGTGGAAAATGATCAGGTGTTATCCGGTGAACACAAGGAAACCCTGGCCACAGTCGATCGGTGCTCTCTACGAGAGCCCTCTCTCCCCCCGCCGCCGGGGGTATTTAAAGGAAAAAACCCAATCATCTCTTTAAATACCCCCCCGGCGGCGGGGGGAAGGAGGGCTCTCGAAGAGAGCACCGACTGACTGTGTCCAGGGTTTTTAGGGTGTTTATAGAAAATAATCGGTTGTGATCAGGTGTACACCAGGAAACCCTGGCCACAGTTGATCGGTGCTCTCTACGAGAGCCCTCTCTCCCCCCACCGGACCCCCCTTCCGATCAGCGTGGTATGCGGCGCAACGCAAGAAGAAGGTAGAGTACTTTATTCTGTTCATAAAGGGTGGTGTCTTGTACATCGTTTTTATCGTAGGTGTGGAACATATCTTCATTTCGTTGGATATAATGATCGCTGTCCCCTCGTGTGCATTTTACATCTTTCCAGAATTGTTTGGACTGGCAGCGGTAATGGTTCAGCGTGAACGGAGGAAGATTATCTTTTACCGTTTTATAGTCAAGGAGCCGGAATTTTCCATTCTTGAGATTCTCCTTGTCGGCAAATTCGGCATGATGGATATTCAGAGACACGAATTCGTACTCTGTATTTAGGAGATACTTGATGATTCCGCTGCTCTCCTCGGCACCACTCACCGTCGTATCTTCGCGGTACGTAAAACTGGGTACCACCCATTCTGGTTGTTGATCCAACCCGCTGGATCCAAACAGCGTATGATTAAATTGGATTTGTGCAAGGTGTTCGTGGGTTTTTAAAACGTTGCGGAGATCTACATTGCGTTTTGAATAAAGAAATTCATCCATGTCGACAATACCGAACCAACGGGTGGTGGGTAGAATCGGAAGAAAAAAATGGTTGTACAGGTCTCGTTGGCGACCCAGTTAATAGGGATGCGTGCTTTGAAACAAGGTGACGAGTTGTTGATTGATGTAGGGTTGTAGAACATCCATAAAAGAATCCGTGCTCTGGTCATTGATCATGTAGACGTGGTCGACGCCATGGAAAAAATAATGTTCCAACCACTCCTGCATAATATGACACTCATTCTTGAAAAGAACACCAATGCATAAATAAAAGCTCCTCGTCGTCATTGTTGTTGACATCTTAATTATAAAAAAGTTATTTTTATAAATTATTTTAGGACGACTCGGAATATTTGAACTTGTGGTACAGTTTATCAATGTGTGATATTTTGTCGTTATAGGATGCCACCTCGACCAAATTCATATTGCTATGGTTGATGATTTTGTTGATGAGCTTCACGTACATGTTGATGTTATCAAGATCGCCTTTTTGTGCATATCGTTCGGCGTAAAGGAGGTAGTCCTCCAATTTTTGTTGATGGAATGCGCGTTCGCGTTCCGGGGTAAGTAACGTTTTAATGGCCGCAATCGTCGCCTTCTCGTTCTCGAATCGGATCATGGTGTACTCCGACAGACGAGTGACACGATCAAGAGTGGATAACATGAGCTCTCGATTTCCTTTCAGGGCATACCGTTTGGCATCTTCCAACATGCGGTTCCGTTTTTTCTGGATGGCATCGGGTGTGCATTCAATCTGTTTGATTTCTTCCACAATCTTGTCTATTTTTGTAGCATCGATCCCGTGTTTTTTTCCGAATGCGATGAGATCACGAATGTTCTTATCCCGTATCACGAAATCACCATTTTCGGCATTTCTTTTGGAATCGGTGATACATTGTTTCAGATAATTTTCCTCAAAGACCCGTTCCTTTTCTGGGGTCAACAAGTTATGGATACGCGTCGTATAACATGCAAGACGACGTTCCGAATTCACATCCTTTTCCACAATTTCATAATATTTCCTTGTGGCTTCCTTGATCCTGTAATTCATCAGTAAACGATTTCCCTGATTCGCATAACGTACGGCCGATTCAAGGTGGTCCACGATCATTCTCTTTACAAAGTTTGTTTCGGCAATACTTTTTTTCGATAGAAAAGAGTGGATGACCTCTTTCAGATGACCCGGTAAATCCCATTCCAGCATGACGACGTTATGATACGTATCGATCGGAAAACTCATTCCTACAAATTTTTTTCTTTGAATGAATAAAAGAAAAAAAGAAATGGACCGGATCACAAGGCTGAAACAGCTCTACGAATCGGCGGATACTCAGTTGCTAAAACCCTTTTGTAAAAACAACTTTGTGAATCAGAAACAACAACAAACAGGAACAAGACCCCAATGTCCCCTGACCATGGAAAAAATCAACCGCAAGGATCTGTTTGTCGCAGACTGTCTGCACTGTTTTGACAAAGACAGTATTCGACGATGGGTCGAAGTGCAGAAAAAACTAACCTGCCCCCTCTGTGTCCAACCCACCGTTGGGTTCATGGTCAACGATAAATACTACCTCGGCAACCGCCACCTCAACAACGATAGAGATACTCTCCATCTCGGGGGCTGGGTGGCCCATACGGCGCGCGTTGGGAAAGACGTCCTTGTCAAGGAAAACGCGTTGGTGTATGGAAACGCCCGAGTCAGTGGAAATGTGGAGATCAAGGGTCGTGCGAAAGTGTACGACAACGCCCGGGTCAAAGGCAATGTCAAGGTTATGGACGATGCCCAGATCTACGGAAACGCATTCGTACTGGGTACATCACACATTCTGGAAAATGCAAAAATCTACGGTAATGCCACGGTGGAGAGTTCTTCCGTGTTTGATGAGGCCCAGGTGTACGGCAACTCGTTTGTCGATAATAATTGTGAAATACAGGATCACGCTCACGTCTATGGACACGCCCGTATCGCGTTTCAATCGTTTGTCCGGGAAAATGCCAAGGTCTACGGGGACGCCAAAGTCTTGAAAGGTGCCACCGTTCGAGGAAATGCGTCGGTTTCCGGCAACGCACTGGTGAGTACAGGGGCCGAGATTGAGGGAAACGCCAAAATCGGAGGAAAAACAAGAATCATCGGAGACATTGAAATCGGTGGGAATGTCTCCATTTCTCAAGACGTGGAACTGAAAAATAGAAACACCAAGAAAATCACGACGGAAACACAAAAACGACAGGTTTTTTGTCCGTCCAAGAAAAGAATGAGAAGTGAATAAGTTAAATCTTTTCAACCGACGCGAAAATCGGAGACATTGAAATCACTACAGAAACACAAAAACGAAACGTGGAAATACATTAAAAAAATTTTTTTATTTTTAATTCTTAAATATTCTTAAATACCATATTATGAAACGAAAACGAACAACAGCGGATCCGAAGATGCCGCGACGAAAACCGATGGATAATCCCCAAAAAAAGATGGAAAAAGTGCCCGCCTCTATGATGGCTCCATTCTTGGGCTTAACGAGTTTAAAAAGACTTCAAATGGTCTCCAAGTCCGGTCTCCTGTATGACCAGCAAATATCAAAAAAGGAGATGACCAAAGCAATAATGTATTCCATCTTTTGGACATTAGATAATCATCGTCATCTTCCCAATACATTGATTTTTCATTTTCGGAACCCAACCACGCCGAGTCGAAGAGTGACTGTCCGATTACGCAATACGTCGGGTTTCGCATCAACCGCGAAACAATTTATAGTGACAATCTATGGAGGAGGGGATGATCAGCATGATCAGTATACTACTTATTTGGATGGAATTCGAATCAGTAATCGACTGGAGTTTAGTTACGAATTGCCGATACCCAGTAAAAGAAATGTAGTGGAAACCTTTTTTCATTGGTTGATTGAAAAGTATTTCTCCAAGATTGACCTGAACCAAAGCACCAAATTCGCGTATTTTTATGATGGAATTTCCCATCATGATCAACCGGCAGCGTCTAAAGCGGCCTCTGATTATTCCAATTTTTTAAAATTAAAATCCAAATCCTCTCCAAGCACGGAGCATGCGGTGGTGACAGAAATGAAATGTTGTTTTGAATGGTTGATGAGTCCATTATGCAAGGCAAGGCCCTAAAGGTACGTTAGTTAAATCTTTTCCGCAGACGCGGCGGCAAACGTTGTTGTGTTTCCAAGATCGGGAATATCATCGGGATCGATGATGGGACCTCGCATGCGTCGACGACCTCCTGCAACATTCGTCTTGCTATCGTCCATTTTGTTCATATTCATACCACCAATACCACCGGATCCTCCGATACCACCACTACCACTTGTTGTCGATCCAATATCCGTGCCTCCTGGAGCACTTCCGATCTTCGATCCGGTGGAACCACCAAACGCGTTCATCATATTCATGACATTGTTGCCGGTTTTCTTGAGAATAATCTTGGAAATGATGAAAATACCCGCATTCATCAGGATCATACCCAGCAAACGCATCTCGGCGGGCCACGACTTGCCTCCGGGGACATACGACTTTTCACCCAGCTCGATCAAAAGCCTTTCGTACTGGTTCATGTTCAGCATTTGTTGCTGGGTAAATCCCTGCATATCCAGTCCTACCCAATTGGAAACGATGAATTCTACAAGCATGAAACCACCAATCAGATACTGTTTGTACGAATCCACATTCGTATCCAACGATACCCTGCGCAGCGTGTTTTCATAGGCCCGTGAAAGTGTCGGTAAATCGGTGTGGACGGTGAAATTCGGAATATCGATATTTCGGTACGACTTTTTCAGAATCTCGAATTTGAAAAGAATCTCTCTCTTGATCTCTTCTTCTTCTTGCGACGACTTGGAATAGATACGATGCAAATCCGGTGTATGAGATTTACCCGAATCCACGTACTCCCCCGTCTTTTTCAAATCTGCTAATCGAGGAGGCGCAGGTACCGACGAACGCGGTGCCAACATCCTATCGTACGCCTCTGGCAAATCCCTTGTCGCCGCCGAAGACGACGAAATCCTTCCCTCGCGATCTCGATCTCGATGTCGATCCTCCATAAGACTTGAATCCGAAAATTCCTCATCATTCTCATTTCTATCGTCCTCCTCCTCCTCCTCTTCCTCTTCGTACCGAAATCTCTCCCTGTTATTATTCTTCGGAGGTTGATAAGAAGAAGAAGAAGGACGATTTTCACGAGGTTTTGTGATACTCTCCTCTAAACTATCCCCATCCTCATCCTCATCCCCTAAAAGATCATCGTCCTCTTCCTCTTCTTCCTCTCCCAAATCTTTCTCCTCCTCGTTGTCGTTGTCGTCGGCCTCCTCTTCCTCTTCCTCTTCCTCTTCCTCTTCCTCTTCCTCCTCGTCTTCTTCATCGGTCGGATTCTTATAATTCCGTAATTCTTCATCATGCTCTCGAATGCTACGCATCCCACCCCCTGTCGTCGCCGCCGCCACCTCCCGACTCGAATTTCTTTGATTTGTTCCAGAATTTTTGAAATAAGAAACATCCGACATGGTATCATCCGGTTCATAATCACGATGAACAAGTCCCTGTTTTATTTTTTCCTTATTCTCCAAGAGTTCGAGATACAATTGAGGCATGGAAGAAAACGTAGATTTGCTCGAATTCGATGGCGGCGGTTTCTTCAATTCCGCAAACTCATCGCCAAGAGGCACCTTGACAATCTTTACGTTGGACGAATTTTTACTATTTGTTCCTGATGGTAACATTTTTTTTTCATGATCCTTTATCGTTTAAATCGAAAAATAGTTGTTATACCAAATATCCCAACTCTAATTCCTGTTCCTTGTCCACATGGGAACGGATATACTCTTGAATGGGTTCACTCAAGAGGATTGGTTTTTTTTGATACAACAGGGTATAGGTTCCTTTATATCGATGAATTTTTTTGTATTCTGAATCCTCAGGTCGGAGGCGTTGTAAGTTGTAAACGAATTGGATGGATTTCATGGTATTTTCAAAATCGTCACGCAAATCTTCATAACGGAGTACAAGGACATGAGGAAAAATATTATTGGTTTCAAGGCTCATAAGATACTGGTGCTTCACCTTGCGAAGTTCCAAGAGATTTCGGTACCTTTCTTTGGTATATATATTACGATCCTCCATGATTTCCGTATTTAATTGATCACCCGTCTCGTAAATGCTGTACCATTCATGTTTCAAGAACCGTTCAATATCGTTCTTGTTCACGGGGGGGACATGATGTTTCCGTTTAAAGAAACTGTCGACCCAATCCACGGCATTTCGAACCAGAACAATGAACAACGTGGATTGTTTCTCTTCCTCGGTGTAGGACGAAACGTCATTCTCATGCCCAAAAAAATGGCGACGAGTATGATGACGTTTCAGGTATTGGATCTTAAAATTCTCCGTCATCGCATATTGCAAAAAATGAGAACCTGTACACCTCTCACACAAAATGAAAAAATGTTGAATCATCCTTTTTTCATTTTCGTTTTTATTTTTAAATCTTTGAAATCATTAAATCATTAAATCATGAATTCATGAAATACTGTACATGGTGTTGAAAATCTTCTTGTGCCTGATTCCAGAGATATCCACCTGAAAATCGACACTCCGGATCCACCTCCTCGTTCTCGGAAGGAGGCATGAAACCTATACCATGACGAATCTCTTCCAGCAGAAGAGATTTTTTTGATCGTGTCTCTTCTTTCCCCCTCTTGTTTTTTTCCCAATCCACAAAACCCACTTCTTCAAGGGTATCCAAATGACATTTCAAATCAAAGGGAAGATTGGTCCACAAGGCCACCCTTCCATAGGGAACTCCGCGAAGACGAATCGGATGAATGGCCGTGTCGAACCGAGGGATAATACATCCAAGAGATCGTTTCTCCAATCCGTGCTCGAATGTCCACACCGAGTTATGGTACACACTATCAAAATAACGCGATTCAGAATAATAACCATCGTCATTATCGTCATTATCGTCGTCATCGCTATCACCCACCTCCCCATCGTAAACAATGACATTCTCAGACCATTCATAATTGTACGGTGCCTCATAGTATGGATGCATCAACTTGGGACCATACAAAATCGGCTGTACCAAAAGAAACTGACGTCCGCAACGCACCATGGAATCCTCCTCCTCCAATGGAATCGGTTCTACTTTATTCTCTGTGTTAACCCCCAAGCTTGTCTCTTTCTTATCGACCCCCAGGACATGGAAGAGCAAATCGATGGGTCCTGATTCCAATTCTTTGGGGTTGGGGAATAAGAAATGCAAATGACGAAACACCCGTTTCCAATCCGAAATAAATTCTCGGATGGTTCTATGGTTGAGTGATAGGTTCGTCGCAACATCTCTCCACCCCTTTCCGTAACACAGGATCGAGAGAAGAAATCGTCCGATCGTGACCAGCATATCTCCCTCGTAATTCAACTTTCGTGAAAATAATAGATATCGAGAAATCGCGGCATTTGCAATTTTGCCCGAATCACGAGGTTGATACACCCAACTCACCCGTTTCTTGTCGTATTGATCCATAATCACAATGAGAAACGCGATCCACATGGTTTCCCGTCGAGACATTCGAACCGATGCTTTCTTCAGATTCCACAATAAGGATCCCGCAATAATCCGCAGTCCACAAGATTCCAAAAACATCAGTTTGTCTTTCGGTGTCTGTTGATTGATATTCACCGACTCCAAAAAGGAGAGATTGCAGGTCAACGACTTTCCAAACATTTTTACCGCATTGCATCCATGAAGAAGGCATCGTAACGCGATCGGATCCATATCGTGGGTTTCCGGATTGAATTCCTCAAGATGATTAAAAACGTCTTCTGTGATAAGACGGTAGACCACTCCATCCTTGGTCCTCCCCACACGCCCCGCGCGCTGGATTAAGGACATCTTGGTCGCGAGTTCCACCACGGTATAGCTGCTGTTCAGCATCCGACATTCAAGACCCGAATCGATAATGACGTCAAGATCTGGAATCGTAATACTGGATTCGGCAATATTGGTCGCTATCAAAATAAAGGCCGGAAGACGAACCAGCTGTTGTTTCACCTTTTCTTTCTCTTCCGGCTCCAATCCACCATGCAAAATAAGGAGGGGACATGAACCCATCGTGGAGGTAGGCAACAATTCATTCTTCTTCCGAGAAGCCTCGATACGTCTTCCCATTTCGTCGCACTCCTGGTGTGTCGGTACAAAGACCAGCACACGTTTTGTGGCAGGTGGAAGATCTTGCAACCGTTTCGCTGCCATGTGGATCATGCCTCGACGATCCGGTCGGTGATTCGACGACATTCCTGATTGTGGTTTGTCGTAATGAATGTCGATTTTGTAGGGACGAAAGTCGTCGTACGAGAGCACATGGAGTTCCGGGAAAGATTGTTGGAGATGCACAATGGGCAATGTGGCACTAATAAAATAGTAGACAAGACGATCGGCCATATAATCTCCCTTTGACTTGGCCATGTGCATTAGCCTTCGAATCGCATAATACTCCCGAGAATCCACATGGGCCTCATCCAAAAGAATCGTTCGAAAATGATGGAATCCGTGATGACGAATGAAATAATCCACGGCCTTGGACGCATTCATCATCACCATCCTGTCCGTCGATTTTCGCTGCGCCAACCACTGCTGACACGCCAACTGGGTCGGCAGGATCATTAATGTCCTGGGTGTGCCTCGAAAAAGATCCACCACCATTTTCGTCTTTCCCACTCCTGTCGGCGCCATGATGCCCACTATTTTGTGATGAGAAGGAAGGCTCGTCAGATCATGTCGCAGTGTCTCGGCAAATTCCTTCGATCTTTCTGGCAACACAAATACAGAGGAGGAGGAGGAGGATGGTGGCATTGAATCTGCTGGTGTTGTTGTTGTCATGGATGTATGTGTATATCTGAATCTGAATCTGCAGAAGAAGAATAAATAAAAAGAAAGAAGAAGAATGAAATGAATATAAAGATTCAATCAATAGTAATTCTTTAAATTATAAAATGATAATCATGAATCAGTTTTAGGCCGAATTTAAAATCTATCCATCAAAGGTAAAGGTGGTGTAGGTAATGAATATGAATATAAAAATATAAAAAAAGACAAATTTAATAATTTATATATTATTTCTTTACAAAAAAAAATATCAATGACCACTTTATTGATCCATCATGCACCCATGTGGGTTGCATTGTTTCCATTCTTGTTTTCTTCCACACTCTTTGTTTTTTCACTCTGGTTGGTAGTGATGGTGAACGTTATGAAAAATAGAGACCCCGTACAAATACAACGTTTTTTCTACCGATGGGTTTTTGAGATTCTACACGATATTTTCCTCAGTTTCATGTACCGTATTCGTTACCACCAGTCGTTATTATTGAAAACACTTCCCTCTCACCTTCTTGTCGTTTCCAACCATGTCTTGTACATGGATCCCATGGTTCATTACCGTGTTTTTTCCAAACTCTTTCCAGACTATGATATCTTTTTTGTGGTGGGAGACCTGGCCACCCGCTTACCCATAATCGGATCGTTTTTATCCGAATACCATCTGCT